GGTATGCGCTCATAGTGCGCTTGTGCTCTTTTTTCAAATCGCAGCCAGAGCCAATCAGGCATGTGGTCGACTAACCACGCAAAGGCCAACCCGGCTTTGTCGCTCGGCTCACTAGGCGCTGCGCTGGTGTCGGTTGCACGGGTAACTGTGATGGTTGTTGCGGGCGCTGGAATTGTGGTGTCGGTGTGTTGCATTTAGAACAGGCCATTTTTAAACCTCTCGGATGTTGACGCGCTCGGACGCTTCGACTGTGCCGTCAGGTGCGTTGTGCAAATCAGGATTTTCTAAATCAGGCTGACATTCGACCAAATCAAAATTACCCAAAGCGCCCAAAAACTCACAAGTTGGCGGCGTTACCGCAAAGTCACGGTTGTATTGAATTCGCATCAATAAAGTCGCCTTGGCATACGGCGTTTCACCCTGCCCTGCATACTCAATATCGGTAGTGATTTCAGGTACAGCCTCGGTGAATATGCAAATTTCAGGCGTAACACCAATTGATTTAACATTGCGTCCTGAAAACAGGTCGTACAAAATCAATTCAATGGCTTCGCAAGCCTCGTCTAAAGTATCGTCAGCGTCAAAAGTTTGACCGGCTGCGTTAGTTTGCCATGAAAGCTTTTTCCAAGCGGCAGAATCAGCAGCACGGAGCGTGAATATCTCTACGCACAATTCGACCTCTTGAAGCCGGACATGGTTTGATTTTTTTTCAATCGTCCGTTCGTTCTTTGTGTAGATTGACACGCACGGCATCATGGGTCCGTTGATTGCGGTTGCTCTTGACAAATACACACGGCCTTCTAGTGATGCGATTCTTTGCAGAATTTCATAACCAGCGCGATGCCGAATAATTGTTCTTGGGTGCATTAGATAATCGTCGCTCGAATCAGTGACTTAGGCGCTTGAAGCTCCATGCCACGAACCCGCCATTCGCTGGCAAGCTCTTGAATTGGGGCTACGACCTCGTACAAAACATCGTTAAAAGTGAAGCGATCTTGATAATTTGGCTTGCGTTTCAGGTCGCATTTTGCAATGCCTAACCAGAATTGTTCACCATCAATATCAACCTCAGCACCAATGCCGACTTGTTGGTCGTAGCTGTCGAAAACGGCACATATTTTGGCTGTGCCGCCTTCTGCATAGTGGTAGGTAATTGGGTCGCCAAACGCACGCTTGATGCTATTCATCGCCCGGTTACGGGTGTGTCTCCAGCTCACGTTTGGCTACCTTTTTACTTTTTAGGCGCTTTTGGCGCTTTGGGTTCTTTTGCGACGGAATCAGATTCCACTTCTTCGATAGCCCCGATAGACAACAAGCGCTCAATATCAGAATCATCCAAGCCAGTGACCTCTTGATCTGGCAAAAACTCGCCTACGGATTGTTTAGCTACGTACATGGCCTACTCCTTAAACGAAGCCAGTGCCACCGACCACCATATTGGCGTGACCAGGCACGACCATAGGCGCGGATTGAGTCATCAAATACAAGACGCTTGGATCTGGGTTCTTCCATGTTTTAGGGTAATACTTGAACCCTTGGAAGTTAGCTTCAATGTCTTGAATCTTGCCAAATGCACGCAAGCCAGCGGCACTGTGGATCATGCCGCAATAGCCGGCTGGGAGGTAATACTGCTTTGCGCCAGCAGCGTCGGTGTAGAAGCCGTCAAACGTCCAAATTTCAGCGCCATTGTCCAACTTCATTTTGAGGTTGGCTTGGTTTTCGGAAGTGTTGAAAGTGGTGCTTTCCAGCACATTGCGAATGCCGTTATTTGGCGTGATGAAAGCGGCCTTGAATTGGTCGGTTTTGATCAACGCGTTCCAGACTGCGGTACGCATCACGATTTTTCCGCTGTAGCTACCAGTCAATGTAAACATTTTGTCTTGCATGGTTTGGAAGTCAGTCACGGGAACGGCTGTTGCAACGTTCGTCCAAGCAATCGCAGGCGTGAACGCTGCCAAAACGTCACGGCCATAGTCGATTTCAACCTTTGGCTGATCATCGCTCACGACTATGATTTTGCCTGTGGTCAACACTTCAGCGGCCATCAATGCTACGCGGTTGTCAATAGCGCGGCGCTGCAAAGCGGCTTCTGCAGTTTGGGCGATCATCAAAGCATCGCTTGTGGACATTTTTCCGTTGATGGTCATGCCACCGGCACGCAATTGAGCCAACACAGCGGAATCAACCACAGTAGCAGGCTCTAAAGCTGTTTTTGGCTTGACGTATGCGAATGGCACGGAGCGAACAGTCAAGCTGTCATTGCGCTTGATTGGACGGCCTTCAACCAACGGGCTCACGTATGGAGCGATAGGGTTGTTCATGTTCAAAGAACCAATGAACAGCTCTTTTTCGTCCGTCACGACTTCACGAGGGAAGAACGTATCGACCAACCAATTTGACTGTGGTGGCGTTGAATCGTTCAACAGTGCCAAGTCGATGTCGTCAATCAAATTGACGGGGATGTTTTGATAGATGATTGTGCTCATTGTTTAAGCTCCTACTTTGCGTAACTCGATGTTCAATTTCGCACCACGGGCGCGGGCGGCGGCGTATTGGCCGGCTGATAACACAACGCCACCGATTTTGCAGAGTGCAACATCAAATTCGCCTTGTGTGTAAACAGCGGCTTCAATACCGTTTGCGGCGTGGTAGGTCGCCTGCGCTGCGGTCATGTCTTCAACTGCGATCGCATCCCAGACGGCTGGGTCTGTGGCATGGGTTGCGACGTTTGCGGCGCTAATAATCAGCAAGTCGCCACGGGCACGCGCTACGGCGGTAGTCACCAGTGTGTTGTTGGTTTGTACGTGGTCGCCAACGATCAATTGATCGACAGCCACGGTTGCGTTAAATACAGCAGTCATTTACTTGCCTCCATTCAAAGTTTTGAAGGCTTTCAACACCAGAGCGGCGTTACCTTCGGTTGTTTTTTCGCCAGCTTCAGCAGCTACGCCAGCTGCTTGTGTCACGGCTGCGAGTGCGGCGGCATTTACAGTGCCTTTGGGCATGGTTGCCAGCAAAGCGCCAGCGGTTTCAGCGCTCAAACCCTCAGTCAAAGCCAAGACTTGCGCTTGTTCAGCGCGGCCTTCAGCCTCTGCGTGGGTCAAAATTGCTGAAATGCGTGTGCGTTCTTCAACGGCTCCAGCTTTTCTAGCGGTCACAGATTCGGCCGCAACTAACGCTGTAGCCTCCGCTGTGGTGATGGTATCGCCGGTAAGCCCGGCTTGTGATGTGGTCATGGAAGACCCTCCCTTTCTGCCTTTACCGGCGGTTAAAAAACTCTTAAATTCGGCTAGTGTTTGGTCATAACTCATGACCGCATCAGCCAGTTTGTTGTCTACAGCGGCTTGCCCGCGGTACATACGGGCCTCAGTGCCCAGCACAGCGCCTACGGTTTTTCCGCGATTTGCAGCGACAGCGCCTGCGAATTTTTCACGTAGAGCGTTAATTTCTGCTTGAAATTCTGTCCGCACGGCTTCTGGCAGCGCTTCGTATGGGTTGCCGTCCACTTTGTGAGCCCCAGCAAAAATCAATGTGACCTTGATGCCGTCCGCTTCCAATTGGTTGCTGTAGTCCGCATGCGCAGTCAGCACACCAATAGAGCCAACTTCTGCGGTGTCAGTAATCAATAAGCGGCTAGCGCTTGATGCAATCCAATAGGCAGCGCTTGCGGCTTGTTCGTTGGCAATTGCCCACACAGGTTTTGCGCTGGCTTTGATTTTTTCGGCTAGCGCTTGACAGCCCGCAACTTCACCGCCCGGTGAATTCACGTCCAACAAAATACCGCGAACGTTTGGGTTTGCATTGGCACTGTCGATTTGCGCGGCAATGCCGTCATAACCCATAGCGCCAGAACTAGCGCCAATGTAGCCCGATTTATGCATCAGTGAGCCGTCAATACTAACGATGGCAACGCCGTCAGTGACTGCATAGTAGTAGCTGGCAGCATCGTTTTCTACGGGTTGAACCATAGAGCGCGGTTTGTAGCTTCCAGCCAAATTTGCCATGCCGTCTTTATCTAGTTCTTCTCCGCTGGCTGTTATCATGGAGTTGAACCCAACGCGGCTATTCAGGTATGAAAACAAAAACCCCGCGTAAGCAGGGTTTAACAGCAGCGGCTGGTTGTACGCACGCGCTGCAATGTGTGCAAAGTTTTTCATTGTGTAGGGGCTTCTTGGTAAACGAATGTCGAATCAGCAGACGGGCGGATGCCAAGTTCGTCGCGCTTGTCTTGTTCAATTCGTTGTTGTTGCATAACGGCTTCCCAGTCTTTGCCTTGTTCGGCGCATGCGTCTTGCAGGGTTGATACGCCCAACGCGATAAGTTTTTCAAGCGCGGCGGCGTGCTTCACTTCGTCAACGATGATGCGGCCAGCGCCAATCCAATCGCAATTGGTCAACGCGGCCCGGTGCGTCCAGTAGTCAACACCCTTAGGCATGGTAATTCGCCCAATGGCGACAGCTTCGTCCAGCCATGCACGCATGATCTGGTTTGCAGTTTTGATAACCGTGCCTTCACGCTTCGCTTTGATATGCTCCCAGCTCACTTGCTGTGACATTCGAGCGCTTGAATATGTGGTGTTTGTGTAATCGCCAGTCAGTTCTTCATAGGTCAGGTCGTAACCGCGTGCGACTTCGCGTAAATTGGTTTGCTCCATAGGCTGAAACGCGCCGGCTTGGTTGTTGCTGCCAACCATTTCGATAGATTCGCCTGGTGCGAGGTGCGGCAATTTCACGCCATCCATGCTAAGGTTCAATTTCTTATTGTGGTTTTCAGTCGCGTTGATATAGGCTGCATACAGCCCGCCATCCGTGTCTGTCGCTGCCGAGTCGGTTTGCATGGCCTCCAAAACCGAGCTATTTAAATCAGACTTAACATACATTGTGTAAATGGTTGACGCGATTGCGCTTTCTAACGCTGTGCCCTTGAGAATGTCTAGCATTTTCAAGGGGCCAATAATCGATGCAAACGGGCTAAAACCACGGGTTTGGTTCGGTCGGTCTCGCTCAAAGGTGTGAATGATGTTTAAGCGTCCAAAGTTGTTGTATTTGGATACTTTGCGCCATGTTGCTACGCTTTGCATGCCAATATCACGTTGGTGATGGGTGCGGATTGAATAGTGTGTAGCCGCGCCGTATGCGTCCAAGTAAACGCCTTGACGCAAGTATTCTGTTTCCTGCGAAAAATCAGACGGGTTACTGATGCGCTCTGGCTCGATGCTTAAAAAACAAGTGCCGTATCCAGTGGGGCTTGGTCGATATTCACGGCTTAAAAAGCACTCGCCATGGATCATGTCAAGGCCTGCAGATTCACGTAATAACTGGGTGAATGTCGATTGGCGGCGTGCATCAATCCAGCAGTCTGGATCATCAGCATACAGGTGGAAGGCTTTCTCAACGGTGCTAGCCCACTTGGTTGCGGTTTCAATATCCAAGCCGGGTATCAGGTCGTACAAAGGCCGCAGTTGCAGTTTGAAATAACTACCGACAACGCGGTCTTTCTTGCTTTGAATTGCGCCTTTGGCATAGCCGTTGTTGCGGCTCAAATCCTGCGCTCGGCCAGCGGTCAGCGCCTTTTCAGGCAGCATGTCACGGTCAGCGCTTTGTAGAGGCGGTGTCCAGCAGGCGACGTTTTTAGCTGTGCGGCTGCCTGAATTGAAGGCGCTTGCAGTTACTTTGGGTGTGATTACTTCAGACGTGTTTACCCCTACCACCGCTTTTAATTGATGGTGTTTTGAGGTTCGTTTTGCCATTTTTTAACATCTACCGCCGCAGTTTCCAAAGGACAGGGACGCAGCGCGACGGCGGGGGGCGTTCGTCAAAACCGTGTCAGCCGTGCCACACATGGACTGAAGTTCGTCAATATAGGTTTTGAGTGCTGCCATGTTCATGGGTGTGTACTTGACTTTGTGGTCACGGTACTGAACTTCTTCCTCAGCCCCACCAAGTATCAGACGCTGGTAAGCCGCAAGCGCAGCGGCTAGGCGCTGTTCACACGGCTGAAAGGTTTCTGTTTCGCAACTCATATTTATTCTTTATCCCAGAATGATTTTTTCTTTTCGACTGGTTTAGCTTCGGCGCTTGGTTTATCAGCGTTAGATTCAATTTGTTTTTGACCTGTGATTCGCTCAAATTCACGCCCCCACTGGACTGCTGTCATCAAGTGCACCCTTAGCGACCTAGCGCGGTGCAATGCGTAAACTTCACAATCAAGCCCCTCATTTCGAACGCCAGCCTTGAGTTGGTAGGTCATTTTCCCGCGCTGTGATTTGTGCGGTATCTTGACTTCAGACTCTACGACCTGTGAAAAGTAATCCTGTCGCACAGTTTTGTAGCAGTGCATGGCCGGCCCCGACTTCATACGGCAGCGCCCCATAGCTTGCCCCGATCCGAGAATCAAATCCTTAGCCCTCATTGTGCCAATAGAGTAAACCTTGACACCGTACTTATCAGCTTTGGGCTTTTGAGTGCCTTTTACATCAACAGCTTTTGGCAGGCTGTATATTTCTTTCTGCCCGTAGTCGTTGCTCGAACCTTTGCCCGCTAGCCATTTATCTTTATTTTTTCTGACAAATGCGTAAACAGCGTCTGAGGTTGTGCCGTCCGAGCAGTCAATCGTGCCGCCTTTGAGTGAAACAAAACCACCGCTTTCGTGGGGTATTGCCTGCTTCAAAAAGGCTTCTAAATCAGGCCATGCACCGCTGCCATAAACAGAGGTCGCGCCGTAAATTTCACCCCAGTAAACCAGCCAAGATTTCTCACCTTCACCCCATGCGCGGATCACAATAGCGAATCGGTCATGTTGTACGTCAACGCCTGCCGTCAGTATCGCTGCGCCTGCGGGGACAACCAACTCATCATAATCAAGCGCTAAAGATTCAAATTCTTCAGCACTTGGTGCGTCGGTTTTGTAGCTGTAACTTTTGCCTTCAGTGTTGTTTTGAAAGCTGCGCATTTTATTGTCATCGCCTTGGCTTAGCGCATATTTGGCAGCTAGGTATTTTTCAGCCAACCTTGCAAATCGTGAGCCGGGAAACGGGCTGTAAATTTCGTTCACATAAAAGCCAGCGATTCCGTAAAACGGCGCATGCGCTTTCCATCCGAAGCCTGCCGCCACAGCGCGGCGAACGTTTTTAATTTTGTCAGCATCCGTCCAAACGCCGCCGCAATGTGGGCATGCGTAGTATGCAGAGCTGGGCAACGCATCGCCATAAACATCATGCATTGATCCTGATTTGTCCCACTTCACATGGTCAAACGCAAGGACATAAGGTCTTTGCGTTTGACCATGTATCGGAAATTGAGGATACATATTCGAGTTCCTATCCATTATTCCATGTTATTGGTCAAGGTCTAACGATGATCGATATTGCTTACTTCCTTGGTTACCGGGA